CATTTATAGTTGGTGACTGCCGAGTATTACAGTTGCTAACAACAATTGCATAATGTAATCCCCCCTCCTCACTGCCTACATTGTAGCCCAAATTAACCTTTATAATATCCCCGCGAGAATATTCTTTCAGACCAGCTGGATTAAAATTTTTTTCTTCTTTCAAATACTTTACATATTGCTTGAGCCAGAAGGATAATATCTTTGCCCTCTTTCTATCACCCACATCCTCTGACTCTCTCCAATTCACTAATAACATCTTTACTTCGTTAATAGCGCTATTGGTAAGATTCTTTAGCTCCTCATCGCTCATTACCTTACTCATAAAATTCATTCCAATCCATATATATTTTTTTAATTATACCATATAGGTAACTTGGGTACAAATAAAAAAGTCAGAACCGTTTGTATGTACTCACACAAATGCTTCTGACTTCCTCATTACTCCACCTTCGGCATCCCTGCCACCGGATCATACCCAATCTCCATCACCGGTACCAGCTTAGGCACGTCTCTCAGCAGCACATAGTTGCTGCCCTCATGATTGATTGCCTTAACCGTCACTGGCTTACCCTTAACGCTCACCACCAAATCCTGCACATCCACCTGATCCACCTCCCGATTAAACAGATAATACGCTGGCGACCGGCCATACACATCCTTGGCCATTACCGATACGTCACACTTGCACACATTGCCTTCTACGGCCACCTTGCCTTTACGTCCGGCAAGATTATACTTGCCAGCATACATAGCAGGATCAAGCACGGACAACGTATCTCCCTCAGCAGCCGCTACAACGATATAATGCCCGCTGTCACTAAACACGCCAGTGTAGCTCTTGCGATTGCCGCTGACATTGGCTACAGCCATACCACCAGCGGCCAAATGCTCTAACAGCTTACCGCTGTCGTTGGTCGTCTCATACTTAAGTCCATAGTCTCTACAGATCACATTGGCCAATCTGCGCATATCCGTGCCGCCGCTGACTCTGGCACCGGATTTGATGCAGTACTCTGCAAAGGCTGGTATGTCTACCACCTGGCCTGTAAGATTGGCAATGATCATTGCTCCACAGCATACGCCACAGCCACCGCTTTTGACGGTGGCTGTTTTGCTGCTTGATGAGGGGTAGGGTGTGTTAGGGTAGTTGCGTTGGTTGTAATACTTATAGTCCGCCATCTTGATCACTCACCTTTGGCTTGTCGTAGGTCATGGCCTGTTGGCTGTCTGTGACGCCCAATGTGGTTGGGTCAACGACGATACCCAGCGCAACAAGGATATTGGCAATCATACCAACTGCTTGCGTGACCATGTCCTCACTTATTGGCGGCACAATGCCGCATAAACCACAGGCCTGATAGATAAAGGCGATAATGGCTGCCGTCATCGATAGCAGCCATGTCTTGTTTTGCAGCCTTACCTTCCAGTTAATCTTCATGCTCAGAAACCACCTCCAAATAAATAGCCAATGCAAATGCCCACCAGAGCCACAATGACCGCAGATACGATCTGCTCCATTCGGGCAGCTGGCTTGTCTTCGACGATTGTTAAGCGCCCATTTAGCTCATCCTGACTTTTACAGACGTAATCCATCTTGGTCGCCAGCACCTTGACAGACGATACCAGCTCCAGCATAGCCTCGTTGCTCTGCTCTAGCTTATCAATGCGTCTGGTATTACTGACAGCTCTCTGCTCCACTGCCACCAGGCGCTCATCACAGTTTCTTTCCTCCACCACCATCACCTCTACATAAAAAGATAAAGCGCCGATCATTGACCGGCGCCCATAGATTATTTGACTGGCAGCACCACGATCAGGTCTTTGCCGCTTGGCTGTTTAAAGACCACTTGATAGCTGTTGCCGTTGTGATCGCAGGACATAGACACCACCTGTCGGTCTGGATGGCCTTCGGAGCGATACCAGACTGTCTTGCCGACGCCAGTGTAATCAGCCTTGCTGGTATCGCCTTTATGGCAGTGCAAAGCTTGTTTGCGCAGCCAATCTTCAGTAAGGTAGATGTCTGTTTCTGTTTCGTTGCTCGGGGTGACTGGCACCTCGAAAGTCTCGATAATATTGCCGTTCTCATCGTAGCGATTGTGTGTGATTGTTTCCATGATTATCTCTCCTTTTGTGTGTACATAGTTTTGAGCAACAAAAAAGACAGCCTATGCTGCCGCCGTTTGATCTACATATGATCACCCCCTTTATAGGAAGGACGTTGTTATTTCGCCATGCTCGGATACTCCTGCAGCATAAAGTACCACTTTTGTTCTTTAGTCATTTTGGTACTGTTGAGATAGGCAATGACCTTTTTCTTGCGGCTATCTTTGACCGTCTTACCAGACTGTGTTTTGTCTGCTTTGATATCGCTCAGATCAGCTGTTATGCGCTGGTAAGTGCCAAAGTCCAGATCCAGCTGCTTACAGGTATCATATTTGACTTTGGCCTTATCGTAATCACCGCTGAAGATCTGCTTCACCGCAAAATAATCCACCGGCGACACCCCGGCCTGCTCGGCCTCTTTGGCTTTCCAATAAGCGCCATTGTCATAGTCCACCCCACGCCCACGCAGATACTCAGCTTTCGCCTCGTTTGTGCGGTACTCATATAGATTGGCGATGACGTTGCTCAGCTGGCTGTCATCTAATTCTTTCGTATAAACGCTGCTTTGCAGTTTCTGCACATCACCGTACCGTTTACCGCCTACCTGCTTCTGCATGGCCGTGTACTCGCTGGCTTTAAGGGGATAGCGCTTGCCGCCGTACTCCACAGCTTTGCCAATGCCCGACGGCAGCACCTTACTCTCACCTGTCTTGTCGTAAAGCGCCAGCAGCTTATCATCTACTGCTGTCTGCGTGTTGGGTTTATACAGGCCGGGATTGAGCATATTGTTAAACGCCCGCGCGGCCATACTGCCTCCTGGCTGCTGGATTTCGCGCCCCCACACATCCACCTGCGGCTCCAACTGCTCTGACGCGCCCGGCAGCTTAGCCATCATCTGCCGGCCAAACCGCTCCGCCGTCGGCGTGATCGGGCTATTGGCCGGTGCGTAAGTGCTGCGCTTGGTATCGTCGATCGTGCGGGCAAATTGTCCTGCCAGTGTCGGTACAAATTGGCCGCCATAGCTGGTAGCCATAGACCCCGCCATATCTACCAGCTGGCCGCCGCTGCCCGTCTGAAAGCTTTGCATGACGTCCAAAAGCCCCTGCATCATGCTCATCTCCAACACAGGATTGATGACCTTGGTCAGTTGGGTCACCACTTGACCAACAGGAGCAACATCCTCGCCATACTCAGTATTAAACGAGTTGTACAGCTCCACGCCAGTCATCAGTGGCATGACTGATGGTGCCAACCAATCGATGGTGTAAGTGCCGTTGGGCAGATTGAGGTTAAACACACGATTGACGGCGTTAAAATCTACCGCGTAATTCTGAGAGCCTAGCGCCCGATCATACGCTGCCTTTTTCTGTGGATCATCCTCACCGGCTGAGAGCAGCCCCAGGCTGGCCAAAAAATAGCCCAATGCCAAAATGCCAGACCCAGTGAGTCCGGCTGTTATCTTATCTACAAATTCGGCAGGTGTGATCTTGCCCTTGCTCACCTGATAGACACCTCTGGTCAACCCATCTGCCAATCCGGCAGGTGAGTACTCCACACCGCGCTTGAGAATATTGATCGGCGTCTTTTTAAACGGCATTACCGCACCGCCTATCAACCTAGTCGCCGCATTTTTGCGCTCGAATTGGTTCAAGGCGCTGGCCATAGCGCTCATATCTTGAAAGGTCGATTTATACGCCTCACCCATCGCATAATTTTGCGCCTTCTGGAAATCAGCATCACTTTTTCTCGTCGAACTCTGCAGATACTCAGGCGATAAATGGTTAGCCTGCATATACCCGGCTAAAGCTCTGATGTAAGTTCGCTTTTTAAACCACATATCCTCCGCTTTTAGCGCGTCTTCATTCCACTTACGCAGCTTTTCCACGACCGGATTCCTAAATATCCGCTTCTGCTGCTCGATCTGGCTGAACATATCATATTTGCTTCCACTGGCTTCTAGCATTGCTTTAACTTGCTCATAGTCCTGCTCGGCAAAGGCACGATACTCCGGCTTGATATGCAGCGCCTTGGTGCGTTCCGCACTCGCGGGAAGAAACTGCTCTCCGACAAGGCTTAAGGTGTCCTTGACCATCCGCACCGGCGCAAAAACTGCATTGCCGACAATATTGCGGATATGCGTCCGGGGATTGCCCAGCATGGAGAGATACCGCCAGGCATTGATTTTATCTGCAAACGTTGACGGCATCTGGTTGGCAATGTCCTGCAGTGCGTCTGTCTGTACCTGATCCATGCCGTCTACCGTCTCCTGCCGCAGCATCTCCTCACGAAATTGCTGAGCCAACTGCACCGGCTGCTTGCCCTCGCTGACCAGTTTGCCGTTGATGCGGTTGACTGTCCTCTCCAACATCAGCAGACGGCCTTCCGGCGTCATCCGCTTGATGAGCCGCAGCGCCTGAACGGCCTGCCCCATCTCTGTGCCCAGTGCCGCCACATCAGCGATGAGCTGTGTGGCCGTCTCAGTATCGCCGCGCTTGGACGCCTCTACGATCAGCCGCTCACCAAGCGCCATATCCTCAGCGCTCATCCGGTGCCCGCTGCTGTACAGCCCTCTAAACTCGTCCACGGCCTGCTCGTAGCCCTGACTGCTTAAGCGCTGGTTAGCTTTGTGCAGCGTATCACGGTTATGGATCGGTTCATACACAAACCGTCCGCTGGAAATGTCACTGCTGAGATCATCCCTGATCTCCTGCCGCACATCATCTGTGACCTGTTCCGCCTCCATCGCCGTCCGCGTAAAACGGTTGACCCTGTTGTAAGGATCTGTCTGCCTCGGCGTGCGGTGATCACTGTCCGTTCGCGGCGCTTCACCATCTGGCATGGCTCCGTACTGCTCCAAAAGCTCCTCAAAGCGGCTCTTTTGGCCCTCCTGGCGGGCTAAAGTATAGCGCTTATCCTCCCCTAACAGCTTCGCCAGCTGTTCCGGCGTGAGACTATCAAATAGGCTATTGCTTAACGGCTCATCAGGTGCTATACTGGGATTAAGAACACTGATGTC